TCAAGACTTTGTTTCATTTGTATCGGGTGTAGGTGACGGTAATACTACGTATTACTGTATCACGAATACTGGAACAGATGAATTCGAAGTTGGCGTTGGTACAGTTACCGATGCTGCAACAGATACTCTATCAAGAGACACGGTCATAAGTAATTCTTTAGGTACCACAGCTAAAATTGATTTTGGTATAGGGGAAAAAGAAGTATTTTGTACTATCCCTGCTAAGAAAGCAATTTCACCTGTCATGGAAGCAACAGGCTATGTTGTAACTCATGCATCAACATTAGATCAAGATCAAACTCTAGATTCAGGCGTACTAGCAGGACCAGTAACTATTACTGGAACACAAACAGTAACAGGAACATTGGTAATTATTTAATGAGTAAAATAGAAGTTAATGCAATCGAACCACAATGCGGAACTAATTTAACAGTTGGTGCTTCTGGTGATACGATAACTTTTCCTTCTGGAACTACTGTTGTTAATAATGGTAGTCAAACAGGTTTTGGAAGAACTGGAACAGTTGATTGGGACACTACAGCAAAGACTGCTAGCTTTACTGCTGTAAGTGGTAATGGTTATTTTGTAAATACTACATCTGGAGCTATTACTGTAACGCTTCCAGCGTCACCAAGTGCTGGTGATATAGTAGCGGTATCTGATTATGCACAAACTTCAGGTACAAATAATATTACATTAGCAAGAAATGGGTCTAATATAGAAGGAGATTCTTCTGATTTAGTGCTTCGAAATAATGGTATTTCAATGACATTTGTTTATGCAGATGCAACAAAAGGTTGGAAAGTAGTAAATGCTGGATCCGAATCAGATAAAGAACCAGTTCCAGAATATATTGTTGCTACAGGAGGAACAATTACAGAATGTGGAGATTATAAAATTCATACCTTTACAGGGCCTGGAACTTTTACAGTTTGTTCTGTTGGTAATCCTTTCGGATCATCAACAGTAGATTATTTAGTAGTCGCTGGTGGTGGCGGAGGGGGTGCAGCATGTGCTGCAGGTGGAGGAGGTGCTGGTGGCTATAGGGAGTCATCAGGAGCAGCTTCTGGTTGCTACACTGCTAGTCCTTTAGGAGCTTGTGTTAGTGCTTTACCAGTTTCAGCATCACCTTATCCAATAACTGTTGGTGGTGGGGGTTCTGGAGGAGCAGAGTCTACTACTTCGACTCCAGGTAATAATGGGTCAAATTCAATTTTTTCATCTATCACATCTGCAGGGGGTGGCTACGGAGGAGCTAATCCTCAACCTGGTAATTCAGGTGGATCTGGTGGTGGAGGTGCTCATTTTTCAGGTGCTTTAGGATGTGGAAATACTCCTCCTGTAAGTCCACCTCAAGGTAATAACGGAGAGAATGCAACAACACCTTCTGGAACAACGACAGATGATGGCGGAGGCGGAGGCGGTGGTGCTGGTGAAGCTGGTGGAACCGATCTTGCAGCCGAGGGTGGTGATGGTGCAACCACTTCAATTAATGGCTCATCAACAACTTATGCTGGTGGTGGTGGAGGAGGAACAAGAAATTTTCCTCAAACACAAAGTCCTTCAGTGAGAGTTGGAGGTGCTGGTGGTGGCGGTGACGGTGGCGGAGGTCCAACTTATCCTAGACCATCTGCTGCGGGTACAGGTGGTAATGGTACAGCTAATACTGGTGGTGGTGGAGGTGGTGGTACAAGAACAGCTCCAAACCAACCAAGCCCTAACCCAGTTGGAGGAGGTGGATCTGGTGGTAGCGGAATCGTAATAATAAGGTATAGATATCAATAATTATGGCAAGTGAAATAAAAGTAAATAATATTAAAGATACATGCGGGACAGCCGTTATTACTAAATGTGGTGCAACACATACAGTAACTGCGGAAGTTTATAAAGCAAACACAATTCAAGATACAAGTGGAAATGCTTATCTTGCAAAATGTGGTACGACTGTAACTCTAGGTGGTTGTGGTCAAACAATAGAATTAGCATCAGGTGCATCACAAACAGGATTCGGTAGAACAGGAACAGTAGACTGGGATACAACAGCTAAAACAGCATCATTTACAGCAGTGAGTGGAACAGGGTATTTTGTAAATACGACTTCAGGTGCTATAACTTTAACTCTCCCAGCTAGTCCAAGTGCTGGAGATATTGTAGCAGTAAAAGATTATGCAAATACATTTGATACAAATAATGTAACATTAGCTAGAAATGGTTCTAATATAGGTGGAGCAGCTACCGATACAATTTTATCAATAGAAGGATTAGCTGTTACATTAGTATATGTAGATGCAACAAAAGGTTGGTTAGTAACAGATTCAGGTCTACAATCAGAAGCACCTGGACCACAATATATTGTTGCTACAGGCGGAACAATAACTTGTTGTGGAGATTACAAAATTCATACGTTCACAGGACCTGGTACTTTTACAGTAACTTGTGGAGGAAATGCAGCAGGATCAAATAGCGTTGATTATGTAGTAGTCGCTGGAGGAGGTGGTGGTAGTAAGACTTGTGGTGGTGGCGGTGGTGGAGCTGGAGGTTATAGAGAAGGTTATAATCCAGGTTCTTATACGGCAAGTCCATTAGCAACAACAGCTTTACCTGTAACAGCATCACCTTATCCAATAACTGTTGGTGGTGGTGGTACATACGGTCCATCTTGTTCACCTGCAACTGATGGATCAAATTCAATTTTTTCAACTATAACATCTACAGGTGGTGGTGGGGGTGGAGGTTTTCAACTAGCAGGAAGAGCTGGTGGTTCAGGTGGTGGTGGAGGAGGAAGAGAACCTGCTGCGACAGGTGGAGCAGGTAATACTCCTCCTGTAAGTCCTCCTCAAGGTCAATCAGGAGGAGCTGCTAAAACTGAAGCTACTCCAAATAATGATGCTGGCGGTGGCGGTGGCGGTGCTACTGCAGCTGGAGGAAATGCTTCTAATGTTCCAGCTCCAGCTCCTCCATCTCCATTCGGAAAAGGTGGTGATGGTGCAACAACTTCAATTTCAGGTTCACCTACAACTTATGCTGGCGGAGGTGGTGGTGGAGCAGAAGCGTGTGGTGGTGTAGCAGGAGATGGTGGTTCTGGTGGCGGTGGCCAAGGTGGAGGTCCTTATGCACCAGGTAATAATGGAACAGCAGGTACAGCAAATACTGGCGGAGGTGGTGGTGGAGCTAGAGCTGCTAGTGATTTAGGTGCAGCTGGCGGTAGCGGAATTGTAATAATAAGGTATAAATTTCAATAGGTAAATTATGAGTGAAATAAAAGTAAATAAGATAACACCAAAACAAAATTGTACTCAAGTTACTTTAGGAGATAGTGGTGATACTTTTGTTATTCCTAGTGGTGTAACCATCACGAATAATGGAACACAGACAGGTTTTGGTCGTACAGGTACAGTGGATTGGGATACGACTGCAAAGACAGCTTCATTCACAGCAGTGAGTGGAGTTGGATATTTTGTTAACACTACATCAGGTGCAATCACAGTTACTTTACCAGCAGGTTCAGCTGGATCAATTGTTTCATTAAAAGATTATGCAAATACTTGGAATACAAATAATGTAACTTTAACACCTAATGGAACAGATAAAATTAATGGAGCAAATGCAAGTGCAATTTTAGAAACACAAGATCAATCAGTTACTTTAGTTTATGTAGATTCAACAAAAGGTTGGAGAGCAGTACAAGATTCAACATCAGATGTAACTGGTGGAACTTTTATTTCTGCTACAGGTGGAACAATAACTTGTTGCGGAGATTATAAAATTCATACCTTTACTGGACCTGGTACTTTTTGTGTATCAAGTTTATCGAATGTTCCAGCTAATAACGAAGTAAGTTATATGGTGGTTGCTGGTGGTGGTGGTGGCGGAACAATAAGAGGTGGCGGTGGTGGAGCTGGTGGTTTTAGAGAGTCAAAATCAGGTGTTGATTGTTATTCAGCATCACCTTTAGAGGGAGCAACACCTATTACAGTCACAGCATCACCTTATCCAATTTCAGTAGGTGGAGGTGGTTCTGGTAACACTTCTCCAAATAATTTACCAACTACACAAGCAACAGCAGGTGCACCTTCTACTTTTTCAACAATTACTTCTGTTGGTGGTGGTTTTGGTGGAAATAATACACCTTGTGCTCACATAAATGGTACAAATGGTGGTTCAGGTGGTGGTGGAAGTGGTCAATTTACTGCAGTTGGTGGAACAGGTAACACACCTCCAGTAAGTCCACCTCAAGGAAATAATGGTGGAAATGATACAAGACCAGGAAGTCCTCCAGGAGAAGGTGGAGCAGGCGGTGGAGGTGCTACAGCAGTCGGTGTAAATTCAATAAGTGCAAATGCAGGATGTGGTGGAGCAGGTGCAACAACTTCAATTTCAGCTAGTCCTGTAGCATATGCTGGCGGCGGCGGTGGTGGAACTACAAGCTTCGCAGGTGCGTGTGCTGGAGCAGGAGGAACTGGTGGTGGTGGTACTGGTGGAGATGCTGCTACTTATAACGGAACAAACGGAACAACTAACACAGGTGGTGGTGGTGGGGGTAGTGGACAAACACCATCACCAAATACAGGTGGAAATGGTGGTTCAGGTATAGTAATAATAAGATACAAATACCAGTAGTTGAATGAATAAAATTTATAATATATAATAGGAGATAATTATGGCACACTTTGCAAAATTAGGAGCTAACGGAAAAGTTATTCAAGTATTAACCTTGAATAATTCTGATATGCTTAATGCTGATGGAGTTGAAGACGAAGCAGTGGGTCAACAATATTTAGAACAACACAATAATTGGCCTGCTCAAATGTGGATTCAAACTTCTTACAACACATCTAGCGGACAACATAAAAATGGTGGAACTCCATTTAGAGGAAACTATGCAGGTATTGGTTATACTTGGGATGAAGATGATCAAATTTTCTGGCCTAAAAAACCATATGCTTCATGGGTAAAACATATTGCAACTGCATCTTGGAAATCTCCAATTGGTGATGCTCCTGCTTTAACTCAAGAACAAGAAGATCAAAATACAGCTGGAACTCATTCATGGGGTTACAACTGGAATGAAGATGGTCAGTCTTGGGATTTGACAAACGACTTAGCATAATATATCAGTCATGTTGGTGGCATGCAAAAGAAAATTTTAACAGAACAAGCTTTATATTATGGTGATGTTTCAATGCCGAAAGGTTTTGAAATAGATCGAGATAAGTTATCAGGCGATATTTTACAATCTACATTTACAGATTCAGAGTTTCCATTTTCAAGAACTTGGGACATGTTGAATACGTATATGCGTGAGCATATAAATTTAGAATATGGTTTCCAACTTGTAAATAAAAGAACTTGGGGTGATATGTACAAACCCAATCAACAGACAGAACCATTACTTAATATTGATCCAGTCGATTTAAGAAATTCACCAGACTATACATTACTCTATGGTGTTAAAACTAATAACTGTTTTGTAAGAATATTCTATGATGATAATAGAAGAAAAGGAAGAAGTTGGGATATAGAATTAAAAGATAATATGTTTATTATGTTTCCATCAACTAATATGTATTATCTAAACAACAGGCAGAAAGATAGTTTGAATTTTGTTCAAACAATAACTTATGAATATATATAAAAATTTTATAGATAAAAAAGAATGTGATAAAATTAAAGAAGTTTTTTTAAGTAATACTTTTCCTTGGTATTATATATCTAAAAAGGTTGAATTTACAAATGACACATCTTTTTTAAGTCATACTTTTTTCAAAGACGGTAAAGTATCTTCTTCTGATATAGGTTTAATAAAATCAATAATAGAAAAATTAAAAATTAAAAAATTAATTAATGTAAGAGCTAACTTAACTTTAGATGGTAAATTTAAATGTAGTTGGCATGTTGACAAATTTACACATAATTTAAAATATAAGACTGCTATTTATTATGTAAATACAAATAATGGTTACACTGAATTTAAAGAACAAAAAGTAAAATGTGAAAAAAATAAAATAGTTATTTTTGATGCAAATAAAAAACATAGGGGTATAGGTCAGACAGATACAAAAACAAGAATGGTAATAAATTTTAATTATGAACATATCTAATTATTACTGGTATTTTACTTCAGCAATACCACCAAAACTATGTGATGACATAATTAAATATGGTTTATCACATTCTGAATCTTTAGCTAGAACAGGTGGTTATGGAGATAGAGAACTTACTAAAGATGAAATTAGAGATATGAAAAGAAAAAGAAATTCAGATTTAGTGTGGCTCAATGATCCATGGATATATAAAGAATTACATCCGTATATTCATCAAGCTAATAGAAATGCTGGTTGGAATTTTGATTGGGATCGATCAGAGTCTTGTCAATTTACAAAATATAAGTTAAATCAGTATTACGATTGGCATTGTGATTCTTGGGATAAACCGTATAATAAACCTGATAATCCTAATGAACATGGTAAAATAAGAAAACTTTCAATGACTTGTCAGTTAACGGATGGGTCTGAATATACAGGTGGTGAACTAGAATTTGATTTTAGAAATTATGATCCTCATATGAGAGAAGAAGCTAAACATTTAAGGCAAGCAAAAGAAATACTTCCTAAAGGATCTATTATTGTATTTCCTTCATTTGTATGGCATAGAGTTAAACCTGTAACGAAAGGAGTACGATATTCATTAGTCATGTGGAATCTTGGATATCCGTTTAAATAATGCAAATAACAGAATATTTTAAAACACCAATATGGATTGAAGACAAACCAGAGTTTGTTAAATCCTTAAACAAAGCATCTAATCAATATATTAAAGATGCTAAAAAAAGAGAAAAAGAATTTATTAAAAAGCATGGTGACTTTGGAAGAAGTTATCATTCAACACCACTTACGATGGATAATAACTTTTTAGATTTTAGAAACTATGTAGGTCAAAAGTCTTGGGAGTTTTTAGATTGGTGTGGTTTTGATATGCAGCAATATACAACTATGTTTAGTGAGTTATGGGTACAAGAGTTTGCTAAAAATGGTGGTGGTCATCATTCAGCTCATATTCATTGGAATCAACATGTATCAGGATTTTATTTTTTAAAATGCTCTGATAAAACTTCTTATCCAATATTTCATGAACCAAGAACAGGTGCACGAGCTACAAAATTAAAAATGAAACCTGGCAATGGTGTATTTCATGGAACTGAATTAGTACATTTTAAACCAAAGCCAGGCACACTCATTATCTTTCCAGGGTACT